GCTCACTGAGCATCCAGCAACAAAGCGAGGATTCGACCACACTGCCCAGGAGGGGCAGTGCTGCTTCATGACCTCGCCAAGCAACTGGTACGCCCCACGGGTGATGTCATTACCCGTGAGGTATTTTCGTGAGGAACTAGTATCGTCGCCGTGGATTGTGGCAGTGGTACCAGGTCCGAACGAACCCCGGTCGAAGAGCTTGTCACCATCAACCTCGCCCAAGATCGTCGCTATTATCTGGGACTGCGCAGAAAGCACAGCCTCATGATGCAGATTTGCAGTTCTGCATCGCTCCGATCTCAGTCTTTGGTTAGTGGCCTTACATTGCGCCTCAGTTTCAACAAAGTTGAGGAGTGCTATCTTCCGACGATCGAATGTTGTATCCAAATGAGGATACTTCGAGAGAAAGGAGACGGCACAGTAATCTCGACGGAATGACTCACCATCGATATACTGATGCGGGTCAATACCCTTTGCTGCCAGCTGATCATGCTCCGAATATTTATAGAGCATGTAGCATGACAATGCTACGGGGCTGTCGAGTGCAATGTAAAAGTCCTCGATAAATGAGCTAAGAAGCTCATTGGGGAGTCGGAAAGAACGAACGTCCTTACCAAGAGAGCGCAACAGATCATGCTTGCGCGTACCACGATGGGAAACCATACAGGTACACCTCGATCAGGTTTGAACAGCAATGTAAGACTGAGCGGCCCTACTACAACCGCGAGACTAACCTGAACTTCTGGGTTAGAACCAGCCTTCCATGTCTCGGTAGAATGCCTGAGCAAAACTAGGCATCGCTTGAGAATTGAACGCATACGCACGCGTATCCGCTCGCTGAGCTGCGTCAGAATTCGCCGCATGAATCACCTCGATGTTGATTCGCGATACGGACAAAATCAGTCCGCTCGCGTCAACCTTCGGCACTGCGATGGTCTGACGACCCCTGAAGAGGCCCGTTTTCGGGTTCTTGGTTCCCTGCACAGTAATGCGCGGGAAGGACGACGGGAAACCGCCATTGTTGTATTCCCACACGACGACAGGATACTTCGCGTTCGGGACGAAAACTCTCCCGACCGGCGTAGCAAGACCGTCGTTGATGGTCAAACTGGTGATGGAAGGCATCACGCACTCCTGGTTAAAGCAACCTTGCGGATTTGCTGTAGGGTTAATGCGGCAGTTTCCGAGATTCGATGAATACCGAACTCAGGCATTGTCGCAAGCAGATACTCAGGAGAAAGCAACATCGCCTCGCCCAACTTTTTACGTTGTTTGAGCTTGATGGTGCCACCCAGAGACTGACTGGTGAATACGCGCAACGTCCCTTCCCAATAAAACCCAGGTTTGAGAGGATCCCATTTCTCTCGGCTTAGGGCCTCCATTTCTTGATAATTTGGAGTTTGGGTTTGTTCCGTTGTGCCGGGCAGGTCAATAACTATACCCCTGAAACTAATAGTCTCAGAAGAGTTATCTGATCGCTCTAGACCAATCTCCGCGGTTAGTGAGGAAATTGCCTCACCGACCTTAAGAAACCAGTCTATTACGAATGACCACGGCATCAGTTCCCATGCAATTTCGGCCACATTCAGTAGCCCAAGTTGATTGAGAATCCGAAAGACGGGATTTTCCACTTTATAATGGAGTACCCGCCTGACCGTTAGCACGCCTTCCACATTCAGCCTAAGGTTACCGATATTAATCGG